GCAGTTGGTCGATTAAGAGTAGTTTTACTACTTTGTAGTATCCTTACTCTGAAATTGTCTGTGTCCCGGATGGGACGATGACGCAATGGGCTGGATGGCTCGCTTGATATTTCATCAAAGGTAACAAGGGAGCCATCCATTGGCTACGTCTAACACTTTGACCGGCATCATCCCGGTTATTTATGAAGCGATGAACGTCGTTTCGCGTGAACGTGTCGGCCTGATTTCGGCTTGCACCATCGACGCGGCTGCGGCGCGTGCGGCGGTCGGTCAGACTGTGCGCTCGCCTGTCGGCGCGGTCGGTGCCATGGAGGATATCGTCCCCGGCCAGATGCCCGCGAATACGGGCGGCACGACCACGGGCTACAAGGATATCGTCGTCACCAAGTCGAAGGCGATGCCGATCCTGTGGAACGGCGAGGAAGAACTGTCGGTCGGCGGTATGCTGAATCCGATCATGGTCAACCAGTTCGCCGAAGCCATGCGCGCCCTCACCAATGCGATCGAGGTCGATCTGGCGGTGACTGCGGTGACCCACGCGTCCCGCGCTTACGGTACTGCCGGCACCGCGCCGTTCGGTACTGCGGGCGATTTGTCGGACTTCGCTGGCGTTCTCAAGATCCTTGAGGACAACGGTGCTCCGCAGTCCGATTTGCAGATCGGCCTGAACTCGGGCGCCATCGCGAACCTCCGCGGCAAGCAGTCGGTTCTGTTCAAGGTGAACGAAGCCGGTTCGAACGACATGCTGCGCAACGGCATGACCGACCGCGTGCAGGGCTTCGCGCTCCGCAACTCGGCCGGCTTGAAGTTGCACACCAAGGGCACGGGCGCGTCGTATCTGACTAACGGTGCGGCTGCGGCTGGCGCAACCGTGATTGCGGTTGACACCGGCACCGGTACGATCCTCGCTGGTGACGTCGTCACCTTCGGCTCGGATACGACCAAGTACGTCGTGACCGGTGCGCTTTCGAGCGGCAACATCACGATCGCTTTGCCCGGTCTGCTCGCGGACGTGGCGGACGGTGCGACTGTTACGGTCGGCGGCAACTACACGCCGAACGTCGCGTTCGCTCGCCCTGCTCTTGTGCTGGCGGCTCGCGCCCCGGCGCTTCCGACCGGCGGCGACGCTGCGGTGGACCGTACCACGGTGGAGGATCCGATCACCGGCATGTCGTTCGAGGTGTCGCTGTATCGGCAGTATCGTCAGGTCAAGTACGAAGTGTCCTGCGCTTGGGGCACCGCGTCCGTGAAGGACGAACATATCGGAATCCTGCTCGGCTAGTCCGACGCGGTGAGCAAGATACAGCCGGGGCGGTACGCCGCCTCGGTTTCCTTTCAATAATCCGGAGCCGGTGGTGGCAAACACGATCCCAATGCAGAACCCGGAGACGGGCAAGACCGCAGACGTTCACCCGAACGAAGTCGACAATTGGAAAGCGCACGGCTGGCGCGAAGCCGCCCCGACTATCGCTCCCCTTCCTCCGCCGCCTGCCCTGCCCGCTGAAAAGGCGAAATTGAGTCTCCCGAATAAGAAGGATTGATCGCCATGGCCGTCACCCTGGTCGTCGAAGATGGGACCGGGCGAAGCGATGCCAATGCGCTCATCTCTCTTGCGGACTTCAAGTCGTACCATGATGGGCGCGGATCATCCTATTCCGGGTTCACCGATGACGTGCTGAATGCCGCCATAGTGCGCGCCAGCGCTTTCATGCTGAATGCTTACGTTTGGGATGGGCTCAAGGTAAAGGGCCGCGCGCAGACGATGCCGTTCCCGCGCTACGCCTTGGTTGATCGTGACAATTGGCCGGTGCCGCCGACGGAAATTCCTCGCGAGATCAAATCCGCTTGTGCGGAAATCGCACTTTACGAGGCGACGAACCCCGGCGGCATGAACCCGACTGTCGTTCAGTCAGACAAGGTGCGCTCGGAACAAGTTGGCGCGATTCGTATCGAGTATGCGAACCTGTTCAACAACGTGTCGGATTCGCGTCCGATATTGATGATCGTCGCGGACATGATCTGGCCGTTTCTCGCAACCGGACAAGGGAACGCGCTTTCCGGCATAAGTCAGCGGGTGTGACGCTGCCATGGCGCAATTCAATTACGCCCGCTTACAAGATACCGCGAAGCGGCTGATCGCGCGGTTCGGTCAAACCGGCACGCTGCGGCGCACGACCGATGATGGCGACCCGTTCAACCCTGGTGGACAAGTCACCACGGACCACGCTTGCACCTTTGCCGTGCTCGACTACGCGAAGAAAGACGTTGACGGCACGCTGACCCGCCAGACGGACCAGATGGTTTATCTATCCGTCACCGGGCTGTCGATCACACCGGAAACGACGGACCAATTGATCGTCGGGGGCGCGGTCATGACCATCATCAACGTCAAGCCGCTGTCGCCGGCCGGCACGGTGCTGTTCTATGAATTGCAGGTGCGGAAATAAGGGATGGTCACCGCCGCCCGCACATCCGAAATCGAACGCCTGACCGCGACGTGGGAGCCGCGGATGCGCGCGGCGTTCCTTGAAGCCATCGCGGCCGCGACTGCCAGCATCGATATTGTCGCGCTCACGGCGCTGATCCAGGCTGGCGACGTTGCCGGGGCGCTTGCCGTCGCCGGTGTGCCGGTTGCGGAATTCTCCACCTTGGCGCTGACCCATACATCGCTGTTCAATGACGGCGCGATGACGCTGGCGCGCGCCGCGAGCCGTGCCACGTTCCGATTGCTGTTCGACGTCCGCAACCCGCGCGCGGAGAACTGGATCCGCACTCGATCGTCGACGCTCATTCAGGAAATCACCGACGACACCCGGACCACTATTCGCAATTCGCTCGAGGCGGGTTTGCGCGCCGGCGAGAACCCGCGCACCACGGCGCTCGACTTGGTCGGTCGCATCAACCCGGTGACGAAGCGCCGCGAGGGTGGCGTGATCGGGTTGCACTCGACGCAAGAGGCGTGGGTTCGGAATTATCGCGCCGATGCGGCAAGTAGCGACCCGGTAGCGTTGCGGCGGCTACTTGCGCGCGGACTACGCGACAAGCGATTCGACGCCACGGTGTTGAAAGCCATCCGCGACGGAACCAGCATCGCGCCGGAAATCCAAGTGAAGATGGCGACGCAGTACGCGAACAAGGCACTGAAATACCGCGCTGATGTGATATCGCGCGAGGAAACGGTCAAGGCGCTCGGCGCCGCACAGACGGAGGTTTATCAGCAGCAGATCGACTCGGGCAAACTCGACGCTGATCTGATCACGCGGTTTCCGGTGACCGCGGGCGATGAACGGGTGCGCCATACGCATCGTCTGGTGCCGGGGATGAACAAAGACGGCCGCAAGTGGGGCGAGCCGTTTCAGACGCCGATGGGTCCGAAGATGCACGCGCCATACGAGGGCGAAATCCAGTGCCGATGCTATGAGCGCATCCGAATTGACTATCTCGGCGCGGCGTTGAGGAAGCGGCAACGCGATGGCCGATGATTTCGCCGCACAAGTCGAAGCGTGGGTGACCGAAAGCGTCCCGCTCATGGAAGGCGTTTATCGCGAATCCGTTCAACGCGTCGTCGAGATCATGCAGACGCCGGGGCCGTCCAAGGCATCGGTTGCCAAGCAAGTCGCCACGGGAGGCGGGCTCGGGAAGAACGGTCGCGCCAGTAAAAAAGCGATGGGGCCGGTGAAGCCCGGCAATCTCGGCGGACGGCTGCCGGTGGATACGGGCTTTCTGTGGCACTCGTTTCAAATCTCATTCGACGGTCCACCGCCGTTGCGCGAGAACCCGACGTCGACGACGGCGAGTTACACTTACGAACCGGGCGCGGTGAATGCGACGATCACGAACGCATCGATCGAGCAGCCGCTCTATGGCGGGTACGGCGCCAAGTACGCCGCCAAGGTCAACTATTCGTATGGCTACATGTTTCTCGACATGGCGATCCAGCAATGGCCGCAGATCGTCGAGCGCGTCGTCCAGGATTTGAAGGGACGGATGGCGAATGGCTAGTACGGGGCGCTTAGATCGACTCGGCGCGTTGGCATCTAGTAAGGCGGAGGCGGTATCGGCTGTTTCGGCGGCGTCTCCATCGCTTTCACAATGGCGATCTGGAACGCGACCAGCGCGAGGCGTGCAGAACGCAGCGCCGTGTCCGCAGCCGGCGTCAACGCGCGTTCGTCGCCAAGGCGCTGCATGGCGGCGTGCAGGCGGTCATACGCCTCGATATCTGTCAATTTTTTAGCCATCCGGCCGGGAGTGTAGCACAATGGCAACAGCGACGACAATAGAGGGCAAAATCGACCTCGCATTGGAGGCGAAAATCGGTCCCTTGGCGCAGTCGCTCGGACTGGC